TCGGTGATCAACATGTCACGCAGCAACGTGGCCTCGGCCTCGGCATCGGCACGCAGCCGAGCCATCACCTCGGTGTCCACCTTGACACCGTGCAGCTCCTGCTGGCGCAACGACTGGGCCACTTCCATCTCGAACTCGAACAGCTCCCAATACACCGGGTTGCGGCGCAGCTTGCGCTCGGCCTCGGCCCACAGCAGCCACGTGAACCGTGCGTCCTGCTCGGCGTAGCGCGTCGCCTGGGTGAAGCTGATGTTGCGCATCCCGACCTTGCCGAGCTTGTCGTACTCGTGACCGAGCAGATCCTTCACGAACGTGCCGAGATCCCAGCCCGGGAAGGCGTTCTCGTCGAGGATGTGCAGCGCCACCTGTAGCTCACCCCACGGCCCCGGCACCAGCTCGCCGTAGTACTTGACCAACGAGCGGAGATCGAAGCGCAGGTTCTGGTTGATCTTGCGACGCTCACTGAACATCAGCGGTTCGAGGATGTCGCATGCTTCCATGATGTCGAGCTGCGGTGGTGGTGGGCCGAACACCGCCGGCATCATGCGTTGCACGTGACGGTGCGAGACCTTGCCCCGTGATGTCCTGGCGCGCTCGTCGTCCTCGCCGTACAGCTCGGACACATCGAACATCTGCGGGCCGGCCGGGGTGATCAGCTCACCGTTGGGGTGGCCACACGCAACCGCATCACTGCGGCCGAGCGTGGCCAACCCAAACCACACCACTTGGTTGCGCCGCTCGTCGGTGGCGCGCATGTCGTACTCGGTGAGCCATGCCTTGTCATCGACCGAGCGCTCGGCCGGCGACAGCTTGCGCAGTCGCTCACCCTTCGCTCGTTCCTCTTCGTCGGGCGTGTAGATCGTCTCCAAGTCGAAGACGAAGGCATCACGCCGCTGGTACTCCCGTACTAGCTCACGTAACTCGGTAGTGGTGGTGACGAGCACGGCTATTCATCTTCGTCCTCGCCGGAGGCGATCTCCCGTGCCACCTTGCGCATCTCCGACAGCGGAGCGAAGTCCTTGCTGGCGAACTCGGGGGTGAAGCGCGGCAGTGCTTCCAGCTCATCCTCGGTGGGCACGTAGACCTTCGGGAAGTCCTCGGCGATGTCGCCGGGCGTGCGCACCACCTCGAAGGTGTACTCGGTCTCGAACCCGGTGCCGACACGGCGGAAGATGTAGAACTTGCGCGACAGCGGGCCGTGCTTGGACTCGTTGTGACCGATGAGCTTCTTCAACGTCTTCGGCGAGACGTTGAGCGACATCACGATCGGATCCTCCTCCGACAGCACAGCAACGTTGAACCGCGACTCCTTCTGGTAGTCCATGTTGTAGGCGCAGAACGGACAGCCGTTCTTGGTCGAGTCCTTGGTGAAGTCACCGACGCACGGGAAGGCGCGCTTGCCCTTGCGCTGGGTCCAGTGGATGCGCATCGAGGCGTACGGCTTGTCTTCGAGGAAGCGGATCACCTCCTCGTCACCATCCTTCAACGTCAGCTTGTTGGCGAAGTCGGATGACGTGGCGACCTGTTGGGCCTCGCCCCAGCCACCCTTGACCTGTGGGATGACGACCTGCTCGTCGTCGTCGTCATCGACGACAGGACGTGGGCGCGGTGGCTTGGTGACGATGCCGGCGTCGTCATCATCGTCGTCGTCGTACACCGGCCGTGCCGGCGCCGCCGCCTTCTTCGCTGCCGTCTTCTTGGCAGCCTGCTTCTTGGCCGGGACGGCGCCCTGCCTCACGAATGTGACCATTGGATGTTGCTCCCCATTGTCTAGGTGGGTGGACTCACACCGTCTTCCAGACCAGCCACACGAGGCGTGTGAACTCGGACCAGTTGGCGATGCGACTGTCGGCAGGATCATAGACCCGCGCCACCTTGGCGGCGGCGATGACTGCCTCGATCTGTCCACGTGAGTACAGGCGCCGGCCCTTGGCGACGCGGCCGGCGAGGTTGGCCGTGGGCGGTGGCTCCTCCCGGTAGTACGCCGGAGGGAACCAGCGCTTGCGCTCCCACGAGCGGATGGTCACCGGCTGCCGGCCGAGCGCCTCGGCGAGGGCACCGATGGTGAAGAACTCGCGCTCCTTGCCCTTGATCGTGAACACCACCGGGTTGCGGTCCCAGTGGCTGCGATCAGCAGGGGGGGTCTTCGGTTTCTGCCACTCTGAAATCTGCTCGATCGAGGTGAGCGCCGTGGTGCCGAACACCTTGTCGAGCACGGCGTTGGTGTCCTTCACTCGTCCAGCCACACGATCCTCGTGTGCCCACCGTGGCCGTGGACGTGCTCGACCGACTCCATACCGCGCTCGTAGTGCACCACCGACGACGGCCACTGGCTGACCCAGTGCAGCACGGCCACGTCGTCGGTGAAGAGGATCCCCTCGGCGACGACACCCGTGCCGGAGACCCCGGTGACATCGACGTCACGGTGCAGCTCGAAGCGGCGCGCCGTCACGACAGGCACTCGGGACACGTCACGTCGGTGTGCCACGCCGTGGTACGGACCTTGTCGTTGCGGCCGGCCACCCCGCACTTGGCGACGACGTTGCCGCTCTTGGTCTCGCGCAGCTGGTGCACGACGTCACGTTCGTGCATCGTTCACCTCTTCCTCGAACGCTGCGACGAGGCGCTTGAACGACGGCGCCGAGAGCTTCTCTTCCCCTTTGATGTTGAGCAGCTGGTCGACCAGTGCCTGCAGCATCTCGGCGACCTCCTCCACCTGCATCTCGGGCACCCGCAGGATCAGATGGCGGGTCGGGTTCTGCGTGTCGGTGACACCGATCTCGATCTCCCGACCGAAGTCGACCTCGCGTACCGATGTCTCGAACCTGCCGCTCATCACTCACCTCTCACGTAGAACGAGAACTTCTCGTGGGTGACATTGAACCCGTCGACCACGTCCTGCGGCACCTTGCGCTCGAACAGCACCTTGAAGAAGTCGTCCTCGCTGAACTCCTCGATCGTCACCTCGTGGATCACCTGATCGCGCAGCTCGTGCTCGACCAACCACTCCTCGGCGGCGTCCTCGTCGAGGTCGGTGGACACGCTGCGCTGTCGGGTGATGGTGGCGACACCGTCGACCACGATCGAGCGGTGACCCTTCTCGTTCTCGACGCCGTGCTCTTCGAGGTAGGCCATCATCGTCGCCTTCATGGAGCCGACCCGCTTGGTCAGCTCGTCGCACAGCCGCTTGTTGTTGATGTACTCGGTGAGGTACGTCGGCAGGCTCTCGGCGTCGAGCGTGCGGACGGGGTTGGCTTTCAGGCGGGGCACCGACCCGACGGTACTGGTTGGCGCGGGGCGGGAGCAAGGATGGTGATGTTGTGCAACGTCATTCCACACGTGCTAGCGTTCCCGCTGCGCCATTCCAGACACCGTCCTTCGGGACACTCCGTCATTCCCGGCGCCCAACACAACCAAGGAGACCAACGTGGTCAGACCACGCTACGCATACACCCTTCCTCCGCACCGCGTCGAGTGGGGTGTTCTTCTCCCCGTCGCCGACCTGCGGATCGATCCCGCCGTCCAGCGCAACATCAACAAGACGAACGTGAAGCGCATCGCTGACACGCTCGTGGAGTCGGCGATGGGCGAGATCACCGTCAACCAGCGGGCCGACGGCCACTACTACGTGTGCAACGGGATGCACCGTCTGTCGGCGGCGGCGCTCAACGGGATCACTCACGTCCGCTGCGAGGTCCACTACGGACTCTCGCGCAAGGACGAGGCCACCCTGTTCATGATCACCAACCGCGAGTCGGCCACGCCGTCGCCGATCGACCAGTACAAGGTCGCTCTCGAAGCCGGCATCGACTCGTACGTGGACGCCGACAAGGTGCTCGCGGCCCACGGCCTGACGATGGGCAACACCTCGGCCAACGGCGTCGGCGCCGTCAACGGCGTGATCCGCATCGTGGAGACCTACGACATGAACGTCCTCGAACGTGTCATCAGCGTCGCCGAGGAAGCGTGGGACCACACGCCGGCAACGTGGGACGGCATGGTCCTCGGTGGGCTGGGCAAGTTCATCGGCAGCCACCCGACGGTCAAGGATGCCGAGCTGGCAGCGAAGTTGAAGCGGTGGGGCACTGCCGAGAGCCTGAAAGGCAAGATCCACCACGTCTCGACGGGTGGCGCCAGCCGTGCGTCGGGTACCAGCGGGCGCATCACCGCCTCCTACTCGATCATCAAGGAGATCTGGAACAGCCGGCGCCAGCCGGCGAACCGCATCGCCTAGCTTTATTGTGAGCACAGGAGAGAGCGCCCCTTTCAGAGCCGGGGGCGCTCTCTTCGCGTCACAGGGCGTGCGTGCCCTCGACGTCACGAGCCTCACGATCGGCGGTGCGACGGTGCAGCACTTCGAGCGCACGGCTGAGCAGATCGATCGCCTCGGCGTTGTCGTCGCAGACGAACTTGGTCGTCTGGTAGTACTCGATGCGTTGCTTGGCGGCGGCGATCACCGTCTCGACGAAGGCGCCGTTGGGTTCCCGGCGTTCGTCGCCGCGACCGAGCGGGCCATCCTGCCAGTAGATCTGTAACCCGGTGGCTTGCACCAATCCGCCGGCCGGGTTGCCGTCGGCGTCGTTGTCGTTGGTGGCATCGATGTGCTGTTCCATCGGAGTGATGATAGATCGTTCAGGGACGGTGCGTGGCGAGGAACTCGGTGAGGCTGCCGAGCGACGGCGTGAACATGCCCTTGCTGTCGTGCTTGCCGTCGATGAACGCCGCCGCCACGCCGTGCTTCTGGTTGATCGTGTCGTACATGCGCTGCTCGATCGTGCCGTCGGCCTGCAGGGTCAGCAAGTTGACGTGCTCCCACTCCGAGGAGATGCGGATGATGCGGGCCTCGCGCTGCTCGAAGGCGCCGGTCGACCACGGCAGGTCGAGACTGAACAGGTAGTTGGCCTCGGGCAGGTCGACGCCGTAGCCGCCGGCATCGGACGACAGGAACAGCCGGCACTCGGGGTCGTCCTTGAACGTGGCCATCGCCTGGCTCTTCTGCCATGCGTTCATGTCACCGTTGAACATCACCGACTTGGTCAGCGTGGCGGTGTCGTCGGCGAGGCGCCGGCCCATCCCCTTGAACGTGGAGAAGGCGACGACCTTGTTGGCCTCGTCCTCCTCGAACACCTGGGTCAGCATCTCCACGAACAGTTGACGTTTGGTTGACACCGGGGCGACGTGGGTGAGGTAGCCGGCGGCGGCGAAGGCGTGGGCCAGGGCCGAGCCAACCTTGCTGTTGCCCTTGTCGTCCACGTTGTCGGCGAACAGCTTGGCCGAGTCGACGATGAGGTTGATGTCGTCGGCGACCAGCCGCAGCATCAGCATCCCGGCCATGATGTCGCCGCGCACCTTCATCGCCTCGCCGTTGTCGGCCGCGGCGCCGTAGTGGTGGTCGAGCGAGAAGCCGGGGCCGAACTTCTCCATCGCCTCCTGCAACCGTTCGAGGGTGTAGTCGGCGGCGATGTTGTAGAGCTTGACCTCGGCCGGCGACATCTCGAACGGCACCACCGTCGACACGAGGCGCGGGAACTGGTCGGCGATCTCGGCACGGGTCTTGCGGTACATCACGTCGGCCATCTGCTCGCGCAGCAGGTTGAGGTTGCGGTAGCGCACCGGCTTGCCCCAGTGGTTGCGTTGGATGAACGTGCGATCGAAGCTGCGGTGGTCACCGAGCACCTCGGCGTCGATGACCTGCATGATGCTGAACAGCTCCTCGGCACGGTTCTCCACCGGTTGTCCTGTCAACCCGTAGACGACACCACAACGCTGCGACATGAAGCGCACCTTCTTGGTGCGCTTGGTCGTGGGGTTCTTGCAGTAGCTGATCTCGTCGATGATGAGGAAGTCGAACTCGGCGTCGCGCCAGTACTTCCAGTCGCCGCGGATCGTGTCGTAGCTGACGATCGTGTACACCATCGTCGGCACGTAGGCGTAGAGCTTGCGACGTTGGGCGGCGCTGCCGTCGATGACCAGAGCGGCACGGTTGGTGAAGCGCTTGACCTCCCGCTGCCACTGGTACTTCAACGACGACGGCACGATGATCAGGCCGCGGCGGATCACGCCGGCATCGATCAGCTCCTCGACGGCGGCGATGGAGGCCACGGTCTTGCCGGCGCCCATGCACAGCGACAGCAGGGCGCGGCCCCGTGCCGTCATCAGCTCGACGGCCTCGGTCTGGTAGCTGCGGAGGGTGACGTCGTGGATCACGTGCGCTCAGTCAACCGGGCCGTCTTGCGCGTCCGCAGGCACTTGTGCAGCACCTCGATCGGTCGGACGTAGAGGACGATGTGGGTGCTGCAGTGGTCGCACCCGTACAGCCTGCCCTCGGGGCGCGGCCGCTTGATGTACTTGATGGGCGGGTGGTTGGTGGTGAGGGTCACAGACATAGTATAGCAGATAATTCAACGACGATCAAGAACTCATAGTTCCTTGATACCGAGATCTGCCACGTTCGTTACCTCTGACCTGCCTCGATGACCTCCGGCGGTGGTGCCGGCGTGGCCAGACGCACACCACGCAGCAGATCACGCACGCTGATCTCGCCGGGATCGACGGGGCGCTTGGTGTCGTAGACGAAGTAGCGCACGTCGATGTCAAGCACCCGCAGGCGCGACGCCGTGTAGTACGAGGCGACGAAGCCGGCGTGGTCGTTGTCGAAAGCGAGGATGACCTCGCGCCGGCAGTGGGTGCCGACGTGGGTGAGGGCGACCACCTGCTCGTCGGAGACGAACGACCCATAGACAGCGACGGCCTCGAAGCCGTGGCCGTACAGCCGGGCGGCGTCGAGCGGGGACTCGACCATGATGATCGGCTCCAACCCGGTGACCATGTGGTAACCGAACAGGCTGTTGCGCTTCAACACTCCCTTGGGCACGGTGTTGACGTACCCGGTGCTCTTCTCCTGCCAGCCGATGAGGGCGCCCTGGAATGCGTAGATCGGCAGCAGCCAGCAGCGACCGTCGGGATCCCAGCGGATGTTCATCGCCGTGCACGTGTCGAGATCGACGTCCTTCGACTCACGCATCCGGGCCGGCGGGTAGGGGTACTTCGAGAAGCTGTACGGTGACACGTACGGTTCGTCCGGTACCGCGGGAGCCTCGGAGTCCTCACGGGGCTGTGTGATGGCGCTGAGCCGCTCTCCTGCCCCTGTGAGGATGAGCTGGTTGATGTTGTCGACGTCCCCGCCGAGCAGGTCGACCAGTCGCGGCAGCGATCCGGTGGCGTGGCACGAGAAGCACAACCACGCTCCCGTCTGTGCGTTGATCCCCCACGAGGGGTGGCCGTCGTCGTGGCCTGTGGTCAACCTGTGGACGGGACAGTGACCGCGGATCTGCGAGCCGACGGAGGTGATGCTGACCCCGAGGGATCGCAGCACGTCCTCAACCGTAGTCGTCGTCGGAGCCGGGGGCATCGACCTCTCCTCCTTCGTAGATGGTGCCTGTGGACAGGTCGACCGTCACCTGCACGGTGACGCCGGCCATCGAGCGGGCGCCGACCACCTTCACGTGGACCTCGTTGAGGTGTGGGTTGGGGCGGTCGATGCCGATGACGATGTTGGCGTCCTGTGCCCAGGCCCGGGTGTACCCGAGGCTGTCCATCACCGTGCCGTGCTTCTTCGAGATGCGTGAGTCCAACGCCTGGGTCGTGCCGATGATGGGGAGCTTCTCGGTGGCGGCGAGGCGCTTCAAGCTCCGGCTGACGGCGGTGAGTGCCATCGCCTCGGACGACCACTCACGGGTGTCGTCAGTCATCTGGTACATGCCGTCGATGAACACGATGTCGGGGCGCTTCTGCTTGGTGCGTAGCTGTGCGGCCAGGCCGGCCACCGAGGTGGCAGCCGAGACATCGTGGACGATGTCGATGTCACCACCCCAGCTCTTCTGCTCATCGACGAAGTCGTGTAGCCGGCGCTTCTCCCCCTTGGTCAGGTTGCCGCGCATGACGTGGGTGAGGTCGACCCCGGCGCCCTCGCAGAAGATGCGGTCCATCAGCTCCTTGATCGACATCTCGAACGTCAGGACCGTGGCGTGGTACCCAGCCTTGGCTGCGGCCAGTGCCATCCACACCATCACCGCTGTCTTGAACCTCTTGGGGCCGGCGCCGATGACGACGAAGTTCTCCGGCATCCATCCGCCCGATGCTTGGTCGAGCGTGTCGAACCCGGTCGGTATCCCCGGTACCTCTGCACCGTCCATGGCCAACAGCTCCTCCAAGTAGCTCGACGCTCGCTCCGACAGCAGGGCCGTGTCGTTGTAGGTGCGCACGATGTTGACGCGCTCCTGTAGCTCGGCGAGCATCCCGAGCGGCACGTTGAGATCGAACTTGCTGAGCGGCTTGGCGAACTCGGCGACGATGCTGGTGGTCATCGTGGCGGCGACGGTCTGTGCGTAGTGGTCGCGCAGCTCGACAACGAGCACCGGCAGGGGGTCAGGCTCGATCGCCAATCTGAAATTGGAGAAGCGCCGGCCGAACCGCTCCTCCGATGGCACGTGCTGGTTGGTGCCCCACTGGTCGAGCAGCCACCGGTACACGTCCTGGGTGCGCTCGGAGGTGAAGTACTCCGGCGTGATCCCTTGCTCGATCAGGTACACCAGCGACTCGTCGCCGTAACGCACGACGTGGCTGACGATGGCGGTCTCGACGCTCATGGTGCACCTCCGAGCGGGACACGGTAGCCACGTATGCGCCACAGACGAGCGACCCTGTCGTGGTCGGCGTCGTAGACCATGTCGATGTGCGGGGAGCTGATGAGGATCTCGTTGGCGGTCTCCTCGTCGTGGTGCTCCCACGACACGACGCCGCGGTTGGAGTACTCCTCGATGCGCTCGACCAGTAGCTCGAACACGGAGCGGTCGTAGTCGGTGAACGGGGCGATGTGCCACACCTCGAAGGCGACCGAGTGGAGGTGGGCGATCACCTCGATCCATCGCAGCATCAGCACGTTGAAGCGGGCGCCGTCGACTGCCGCGGCGGCGTTGCGTTGGGCTGACCAGAAGCGGTGCCGGCGTACCTCGGGCAGCCGCGGCAGCAGGGTGGGGATCAACGTCACGACGGAGCGGGACGTGACCACCTGTTCGATGGACCCGCCCTGCATCACACGTCGACCGTGAGGTAGTTGTCGACCAAGTACTGAGCGATCGCCGAGGTCTCCTTGCTCGACGAGCCGAGTGGAGGGATGAGCACCACCACCGTCGGCAGGAACATCGTCAGGCGACAGCTCAGCATCTTGCCGATCATGCGCTCCTCGGCCTCGGTGTGGCCGAACGTCTGCACCCCATCGATCACGAGCAGTTCGTAGACCTCGCTCAGCATGAAGAACTCGTCGTTGATCTCCACGTCCTCATCGGTCTGGATCACACGACGTGGTGTGGAGGCGATGATGTCTTCGGCGGAGCGCCACGCCACGGTGCGCTTGCGGCGCAGGAACTCCGACGCCGTGACGATGCAGTACTTGATGGCGGTGAGCCGGTCACCCTGCAGCGCCAGGCCGGCGGCGTCGTCGAAGTTGCCGGTCTTCGCTGCCTCGTCGACAGCGGTGAGCAGGTTGGCGTCCTTGATCATCATCAACGAGGGCGGGCCATCGAGCAGGACCGGGCAGCCGATGCTCACGAGGTAGGCGGGGATGGCGGAGCGGTTGAGTGTCGTACCTCCTTCCCGTATCTCGCTCGGCACCTTCCCGATGGCACGAACGGCGGCGGTGCGGAACAGGTTTCGGTACTGCTGAACCTGCGGTGTACAAGCTGTTGTGGTCATGGCAATCATTCAACTCCTCCCGTGGATCTCCTCCACATCATGCGGCCCTCCCGGGCCGCTCGCTAGTTACGAAAGATCTCTGAAATAGAAAAGCTGCGAAGCAGCTTTTCTGTTCCAGTATCCGTCTCTTCTTGGCACCGAAATTGTGCCATCTACCAGGGCTTATGCATTTGGACAGCAGACGGATTCCGTCTCCCCAGGAGACCGATTCCGTCTCCCAAATAGACGGATTCCGTCTGCGAAAGTTAGCCAGAAGTACAACGACGTTGTACTTCTTCGGCCACCGTCCGCATCACGTCGCGACGGTCGGCTGGTTTCGTGGGGTCCAGCTTGCCGGCTCGGAAGAGCCTGTCGGCGTCCCTCGTCACCGTGTACCAGTCGAGCTTCGGTTCGCTGGGACAGGCTTGCCAGAGCTGGTCACTCCACAGGATCTCGGCCCCGATGAGGTGCATCTGTTGGGTCGTCCAGACCTCCTCGCCGAGGATGTCGAGCAGCTCTAGCTCCTGCAGTCGGCGGAGGGACTTACGTACGTGTGGCGCTGCGAGGTAGGTCCGCTTGCTCAGCGAGCGCACCAACGTCGTCGGCGTGCCGTACACCCGCCAGCGGTGGCGCCCACCCTCCGGTGCTCCGAAGGTGAAGATGAACCGGAGCACGTCGAGATCGGTGACGGTCACCGGCAGCCCGAGGGTGCGGACGCGGTGGGCGCTGGCGAACGCCCGGCTGAGCTGACCGATCGTCAGCCACGTCCCCTTCTTGAAGACCGAGCGGCTGCACTCCGAGAGGTACCTGTCCCTGTCAGGCGTCCTGGGTTTACGTGGTGTGGTGGGGAGGTCACGGACCACCCTGAGCTTTCTGCGAGCCACTCCTGGCTCCCTTCATCTGCGGGCCTCGGATGTGGTACTCCGCTGCCCTGTTGTGAAACATTCAACTTTGATGGGTGGTCACGTCCCGGTGCTAGAGTAGCACTACCTACATGGGGTCAACCACCGTAAGAGCTTTCCGGTGGTGGGCTATTCAGCAGGTGGTGTTTGGTCACACCGACGGGTCGAGACCCCCCCTCACCGGGGGGTCTCTCCGCGTCAGCGCTTGAAGCTGGGCTTGGGGCTGCGCTCGATGTCGAACGGGCTGCGCGCCACCTTCTTGGCCGGCAGCTTCTTCGGGACCACGGCGCGGCGCACGAGCGTGGCCCGGCGCCCGTAGAACACCAGCCACGCCGGCTTGCTCCGCACCTGGATCTTGCCCCTGCCCACCAGGCCGGCGAAGCGCTCGAACCCGGCGAGGATCTCCTCGTCGCTGTGGAACTCGCGCAGCTCTCGGATGTGCTTGTTGAACACCGGGTAGCCCACGGTGAGAATGCCCCCATGCTCCTCGACGGCCTCGCCAACGATGTTGTACCACTGGCGTAACATCGAGGACCGACCGGCGTTAGGGGTCGCCCGCTCCCTAACGCCGGTCACTACCTCCGGCTCGTCGTCAGCCCTCCAAGGCATCGGCGAAGGCGCGCAAGCCACGTGCCAGCGCAGCGGCGGAGATGCCACCGAGGGCCACCACCTCACCGTTGTCCTCGGCCTTGGCTGCCCGTGCCGGCGCGGCCGTCGCCGCACCGCTGCCCTGTGCGGCGAGGATCCCCTGGATCAGCTTGGCCGAGCGGTTGGTCTCCCAACCATCGACACCGAGCTGCTTGGCCAGGTTGCGCAACTCGGGGACGGACTTGTCCTCCAAGGTCTCGGCGGTCAGTGCGCCGACCTCCGGCTCCGGCGCCTCGTCATCCGGCGCCGTTGCCAACAGCGGATCGAGCACCGCCGCCAACTCGGACCACGTCGGGTAGTCGTCGGGGTCGATGCCGTTCTCCTCGGCGAAGTTGGTCAACGCCTCGATCGACTCGGCGTCTCCTTCGTCGGCTGCCGTGCCGGCAGCCTCCAACGTCATCAGGTCATCTGCCATGTCTGTGCTCCCTTGTCTAATGGGGTTGTCGGCAACGCCGACTACGGTGAGACCTGCTTCTGCCAGGTCTCGTACCTCCACTCCGTTGTCTATCGCACGTACCAACGCACGACGGACAGCAGTGGAGGGGTCATCGCCCATGAGGGCGTAGATCTTGACGGAGGGTTGCGTGTCGAGCGCACGTACTAACTCCTCCATGTAGTTCTCGTGACGGTGCCAGCGGACATCCAGCTGATCGGCGTAGACGTTCTGCAGCACCTTGGGTGGTTGCGACAGGTAGACGTCCACCGGGATCGAGTTACGTACCGCCCAGGCCAGCACCGCCGAGTACACCGGCATCGTCTTGGGGATGCCGACGAAGAGACGTAACTCCTCCTCGGGCGTGTCCGTTACGTGCGCTTCGAGTAGGTCGTTGAGTGCCGCCGTTACTAACGCGCTCGACGCTTCCTTCTCCCCGAAGATCGCCAGCACGGTCATCGGCGCGCCCCGAGCAGCGTCAGTCGTATCTTCAACAGGTCGATCAGATCCCACAGCAAGATCACGAACCGTAGCGTCGCCAACGAGACGAGGTAGGCATCCACGTCGGCGCTCCTGATGGCGAGGTAGGTAGCGGCGGCGCCCATCGCTACGTACACCTGGAAGTCGAAGACTCGATCACCGAGCAGACGAAGGGAACGCAGGGTGATCAACAGGAAGATCGCCAACACGCCACACGACACCGCCGCCGCTACCACGGCCGGCAACCTATCAGACAATCTTGTTGTACAACCCTGTTGCACCATGGACGATCTTGAAGGACCGTCGGAACGGGAGCAGCCGCGGCATCAGTGTCGACAGGGCGTCGCTGTTGGCGGAGCCGTAGGCGAAGTGACGGAACTGCTGGTAGTACACCGACGGCGACATGTGCGCCGCCCCGGTGAAGCCGGTGCCGATGGCGAAGTAGAAGTCACCGTCATCGCCGTCGGGGAAGTTGCCGTTGAAGTAACCCTCGGGGTAGGGGGCGTCCTCGATCAGGCACCACGTGAGTGAGGTGTCATGCGCCACGACGTTGGAGACGATGACCAACAGCCGGCCGTAGAGAGCGCCCTTCGGCGGCTGCACGTTGACCAACTCGTAGCGTCCCTCGGTGGTGGTCAGCGTGTACTCCGGTGAGTACGTGCGGATCGGGTTGCCGTCGGCGCCGAGCATCTTGTAGATGACGTCATTGTCGGTGTACCACTCCATCGCCATCGACAGCTTGGTGCCCTGTGATGCCGGCGAGTACGGCGTGATGGCAGCGGCGGTGGTCAGCGTCCACACCTTGCCGCGGGGGTCGGTGTAGGTGGTGCCGGTACCGGGGTAGTCGTTGGCATCGAAGCGCCAGTACGTACCGGGACCACCGGGGGTGATCGACGTCTGCGTACCGGCGCCGGCCTTGTTCAGCGTCATTGTCTGGCCGCTGTTGGTGAGCACCGTCGTCGCTGCGGTGTTGGCCCCTGGCGGCAGGTCGGTGACGCCGTTGAAGTTGAACACCTCGGTCCCGCCGACCGTCGCCGTACCGGACTGGCCGTTACGTATCGATGCTCCGTAGATCGACATGGGCGCTGCGTTGGCACTGGTCGAGTCGGTGCCGAGGAACAACGAGCTGGTGCCGCCGAAGATGCTGGTGATCCCAGCTGCTATTACCGGGGTACCGATCTGCGTCCACGGGCCGGCTGCTGTCGGTGCCTGCCAGAAGGTGATCGTGCGACCGGCCGAGCCGTTGTCGACGTCGATGTCGACACGCACCGCCTGGCGTGCTCCGTCTTCCAACGAGCCGAGGTTGCCGGTGCAGACAGCGTTGCCGGTGTTGGTGCCGTCGGCCGACCATTGCAGGATCGGCACGCCGCTGCTCTGGATGTAGACCTTGTAGCTCAGGGTGCCCGGGTTCCACTTGGCGATCAGCTGATAGGTGGTGGCCGGCGTCCAGTCGGGCAGAGCCACGTCCGCTATCAGTGTGAGGTCACCCGTGATGTTGATGCCGGCGTAGTTGGGGATCGAGACGTAGTTGCCGTTGACGCCGGGGAGATCGATCGAGCCGGCCATCGGTACCGATCCGCTGCCGAGGTTGGGATCGGCGCCCGTGCGCATCTCGACGGCGTAGATACGTCCCTCGAACGGTTCCTGGGTGGAGGTGTAGGCACCGATGCGGATCGGCCCGGTGGAATCGAACGGGCGCACCGTGGACAAGGTCGATGCCTGAGCCGTGTCGGCTACCCACGTCACCCCGTCGGTGGATGACCACGGGGTGAGCGTCTGGTTGCCACTGCCGACGTCGAGGTCGATCGACAGGGCCAAGTACTGGTCGGTGTTCGGCAGCGACAGCGTGGCCAACGAGCGCGACACGGCCGAGGCCACGGTGCCACCGGGCGACACAGTCCAGGCGTAGCCACCAGTCGCCTCCTGCCGACGCAGCAGCCACGAGCGTTGCGGGTCGGCGTCGTACTGTGCAGCGATCGTGTGGTTGGTGGCGCCGGCAGCCACCGTCGGCCCGAGGATCTTGTACACGAGCGTGCACTTGGCCGGGAACGGCCCGGGGTCAGGCATCGATGCCGTGCCAGTGAGTGGGGTGAGGTAGCCAGGTGCGTCACCACGGGTCGACGCCGAGCTGTAGGCGCCGATCGCTGCACTCATCCCTTCGAGGTCGGCTGCCTCGAAGTAGGTGTGCATCAGCGTGTATCCGTAGGGGGCCGTCGTCTTGTTGACGTGCATGCGGCCGGCGGCGGGGTCGTAGATGATCGTCGGTGCGTTCTGGCTGAACGGGTAGAGACCAGCGGCCATGTCGGCGTAGCTCGTCTCCCAATCGGGGGCGGCGTCGATGATGTCGGCGTAGCTGTCGTAGGCCACGGGGAGCTGTGCGTACGTCGGTGCGTCGTACGTCGACCACGCACCGGGCGGCTGATTGTTGAGCGTGAAGTCGGAGTTGAGTGCGAAGTTCGTGCGGTTGGGGTAGATGTTGATCTTCACCTCCCGCGGCGGCTCGTAGTACGCCCAAAAGCGGAACGTGCCGTTGTCCTCCGGCTGCACCGATGAGAGAGCGTCGTTGCCCTTGGCCTGGGTCGGGATCCCCTCCGGGCGCCAGGCGACGTCACCGAACAGCGGTCGCCAGATGTTGAGGTGTGCGCTGGCTGCCATCCCCGCCGGCACGAGCAGGTGCAGCTTGGCGTAGCGCGCCGTGGCCGGCGCCGTGATCGCCGCCGCCGTGTACACACGCAGCCAGGTGGTACCGATGGTGACGAAGACGATGTTGCCGCTGGTGCCTGCGGCGGCGCCGTACTGGTCGTACCAGTCGACCTTGAAGTTCACCGTCGTGCTCGCCACCGACGCCTTGATGGCTGTCGAGAAGCGGTACTTGTGCCCGCCGATCACCGGGATCATCGAGAGGATCCCGTTGGTGCCGTTGGCGGCGTTGTCGCTGCCGTAGGTGATGTCCATCTGCGACGAGGCGCCCGTGGTGTTGGACACCCGGAGGTAGAACCCGCCGTCGGCCAGTCCGATCGGGCTGCCCTCGTTGCTGGCAGCAGTCTGGCGGGAGACCTGGCCGTAGACGGTGGCGCCGGTCTGGCTCGACCAACCGGGGTTGTTGTCGCTGCCGGCGTCGCCCGAGAACGTGCCGGCGGTGAAGCTGTTCGGCCACTCGGCGTGCTGGATCCGATGAAGCAGGTTGAGACCCTCGTAGGCACGGGTCGGGTAGCCGGTGAGCGCAGCGACGTAGCCCTCGATGCCCTGCTGTGTGCCCTTCTGCTTGCGCAGGGCCATCGCATTGCCGACCAGGGTGCGCAGCCGGCGGTCGCCATTGGCTGACTCCTGTGGCAGTCCCAGCGCCGCCCCAGCCTCTGGCAGCAGCTTGGCCGACAGCTTCTCGAAGTCCCACACGTCGCCGAGGGTCGTGGCGTACGAGCGCAGCACGTCCATCTCGTAACCGATGGCATCGCAGATGCGTCGGAAGTACCCGGGGAAGATCCACGTGTTGTGGTTGTCGATGCGCCGGTAGTACGTCGGCAGCGCCCACCACATGCGGTCGGGGTAGCCGTACTCGGCCGGGTTGAGCCAGCCTTCCTCGGCCACCTTGAACCACCCGCTGGTGGCGTCGTAGCGAGCGAAGAGGGAGTAGTAGTACCACTGCTGCCCGTTGAGGCCGCTGTCGATCGTGGACGCCCAGCCGTCGTTGAGCGCCGGGTCGGCAGCCAGGTAGCGCATCATCAGCAGGCCGTCGAGGTTGGTCGCTGCGTAGCCGGCGGTCGAGCGCACGAGCATCGCCTCGACGTAGGCGCCGAGCGTCGGGTGGTCGGGGATCAGCGCCGGCTGGTAGCTCACCCGCACGCTCTGGTGATCGAGGTCGACCACGCCGAGCAGCGTCTCGTCACTGAGGCCGGTGATCTCCCGGTTGAAGGCGAAGTCGGCGCGCAGCCCGCCCGAGTACGACTCGGTGGATGTGAACGACGTCGTCTGCCACAGCTCCATGTCCCACAGCTGGCCACCACCGGCCGAGACGAACTCGGTCTTCGGCGACGCTGGGATGTCGGCGTTGGTGAACCACGAGCGTCGTACCCCGTCGACCTTCTCGACGAAGGCGTAGACGTTGCCGGCCATCGAGGGCAGGGTGATCCCGATGTTGCCGACGATCTGCAGGTCGGTGCCGGCCAGCGTCGGCGTGGTGCCGGCGCCGGTCCCGGTCTGCGGCGTGCCGATCGGGGTCCACGAGACCTGCTCGTACTCGTCGGTGGCATCGTTGGAGTACCAGTACTCACATATCGCCGTCGACACCGTCACCCGGGCGCGCAGCCACGTCGGCTGTGTCGCAGCGGTGGCCGGGATGACCGTCGAAGAGGCAGCTCCACCGATCACCCCGGCCACGCTGTTGATCACGGCGATCGTCATCGTGTTGCCGGGCGGGTTGGAGTTGACGCTCAGGCGGGAGGCGCCCGACCCCCAGCCGGCGAGGTTGTGGGCGCGGTTGAGAGCCGAGAGCTTGACCTTGATCCCGTACTCCAACGTCCCCACCGAGGTGAGCACCGGCCGGTCGTCATGGAGGTACTCACCAGTGGCACCCGTGAACGCAACGAAGCCAGCGACCAGTGGGCGCAGCGCCGAGACGGCATCGGGACGGCGTAGAGCGAGAGAGCGACGAGTCATGTCGGGACGATCCCTCCTGTCGCCGTGATCGTGATCGTGCCGGCCTTGGGGAACTCGTTGTAGTTGATCGTGATGTTCTGGTTGAGCAGCACCGAGTCGCCCTGCATGTAGTGCGCCGAGATCGTGCAGTCGACGACACCGGCCACTGCGGACATCGTCTGGAAGAGCTGCGACAGCCGGGAGGTGAACCCGAAGTCGACGTTGGAGAAGCTGTAGTAGGCGGCGAGCGCCTTCTCCACCAGTGCCTTGACCGACGCCCGCAGGTACAGCTGGTTGACCACGATGGTGCCGGTGATGTTGAAGTTCTTGTACACCGGGCCGACCACGGTGACGGTGGTACCGATCATCTTGCGTGGTGCCATGAAGGCGTTGACGGCGCTGATCATCGCCGTGTCGGGTGCGTAGTAGTTGTACCCGAGCACCGCTACCGAGACGCTGGTGTTGAGCACGGCGCCGGCTGCCGCCTTGGCCACGCCCGGTACCTGGATCGCCAGGTCGGCGTAGTCCTGCAGTGTGACGGCTCGGTCGAGGGCACGCAGTGAGCGTGGGATGTTCGTGCGCATCGACTGCAGCGACTCGGCGTCGGCGCCACCGACCGCCGCGGCGACGTTGGTGATGGTGGCGATCTTGCTGGCGAGGTCACCACCACTGACCATCGCTTTGATCGTGGCTGCCGGCACGTTGCCGGCGGCGCCCTTGCCGTACCGGTAGGTTGCGTACACGGCGGAGCCGGTCGTGGGGATGCGACCGGTGACGCCATCACCGCAACGGATGATCGAGGTACCAGCCTCGTCCACGTAGATGGTGAACACACGGTCGACGGCGTCGGCATCGATCATCCGGTAGATCTGCGTCCACGGCACGAGCGTGGGCAGCCCAGTGGTGACGTCGAGTCCGCCGTCGCGCACGTAGAAGATCACCGAGTCCTTGATCACGTTCTTGTTGAGCAGTGGGAACTGCATCCGCTCGACGCCACTGCTGACACCGAGCGGCTCCTCCACCTTGGTCACGCCCTCCTTGGCAGAGATCGTGCCGGCGGCAGTGGCGGCGGCGATCGTCAGGTCGGCGGTGGTCTCGAAGATCACCTGTGTGTTGTTGGAGTTGGCGTAGACCTGCGTGCCCTGGGGGATGATGAGGTCGGTGGCCAGTGCGGCGTCGGTCTTGGTGAACGTCACGTCGGCCTTGGCTGCGGTCTGCGCCGTCGGCACGTAACCAAAGGCGTAGGCGAGGTTGAGCACCGACTCCCGCATCACCGCCGTCTGGATGTACGCCTCGGCCGACAGCCGGTCGATGTAGAAGTTCAGGATGTCACCGACGTAAGCGAACTGGTCGAGCAGGATCATCTCGAACGACTCGGGCACGGCCTCCCAGCCCGGGATCTTCTGCGCCATGCGTCGGGAGACATCTTCGAGGATGGCGTTGAAGTCGCGGGCGGTGTAGTCGATCGGTGTCAGTGACGTGTCGTTGATCGGCGTGGTGGTGCTGGTGTCGCTCATGAGCTTCCTTCGTTCAACGGGGAGTCGATGGTGGCCGAGACCATCTGTATGTCGCCGCCCTCGTAGACACGGAAGAGCACCTCGACCATGATCGCCGCCTCGATCCCGGTCTCTTGGAGGATCGGGTTCAGCCTCACCGAAGCGATGCTGCCGTAGGTGAGGGAGTTGGTCAGGGTCGTCTGTATCTCGGTTGCCTTCGTCGCCAGCAGGTGGTTGATGACGTTGGTGAACAGGAACCCTTCGAGATCGCACCCGTGCTCGGGGCGCATCACTCGCTCCCACCGACTGGTGGCAAGGAGATCGGTGATCCGTTGGCGCAGGATCCGCGCCGGGTCGGTGGTGGTGAGGAACGTGCCGTCGCCGTTCAGCTCCAAGGGGATGACGAGTGCCTTAGGCATCGTGTGTGATCCTCAGTGTCCCCGGGATCTGACCGTCGAGCGTCGAGCCGTACGTCGGCTTGTCGAGGATCATGTAGCGGTTGGAGACGTTGCCGATCTCGGAGCGCAGCTGGTTGTCGGACTGGCCGGGCGGCACGTAGTAGCTGATCCCCTTGGCGGCGCCGGAGATCATCTTGGTGAACCAGCTCACCGGCAGGTTGAGCCACACCTTCTGGTCGCGCACCAGTGACGGCCCCACCTGCGGGCCGTCGACCAGTCCCGGGGCGGCGTCGTACTCATCGTTGTCGCGAGCATGCGTCCAGGTGTTGAGAGCGACCGCCGCTACCAGGCCACCCGTGTTGGTGCGCTTGGTGTACACGTCCCAATCGAGGACGGCGATGCCGTAGCCGAGACGGTGGACATCGAAGTAGGTCTGCACGGTGTTGCTGTAGAACAACGTCCCGTAGCTGTTCCCGCTGATCGACTTACCTTGGTAGAACCAGTTGTCGGCCTGCGGGTTGGTGCGCCACTTGCCGGGGATGGGGTTGGACCACCACGTGTTGCAGTCGACCGGCTTGATGAACACCGGGTTGGGGATCTTGACCGCCCACGGCAGCCACTGCGGCCGACTCGTCCAACCATTGGCGGCGTTGCGCGCCAGGAAGCCCAGCCGATACTTGGTGACGTTGTCACGGGCATGGCTGAACGAGTTGGGGTAGCCGTACGTGAGCTTGCCGGCGTTGCCGGCGGCGTTGGTCACCAGCACGGGGCTAGCGCCGTACTTCTGCGTGTACACGCCGACGCCGTAGTCCATGTTGTCGACGGTGCAGAACAGCGAGGCGCCCGTCACTCCGCCCTTGTAGCCATAGTCGGACAGCACCACCTGCCCGGGCATCCACCCGGTGATCGTCACCCACGCACTGGCGCCGCCCTGACCGACAGCGCGGATACGGGTGTTCACCTTGTGGGCGTTCATCACCGTGGCCGGATCCCACGGCTGCTTCTCCCACTTGCGCAACGTCTCGGTGACCTTGTAGGTGGTGACGCCGAAGCCGTCGAGCCAGGTCTGGATCTCGAAGTAGTCGAGTGAGTTACCGCCGGGGTGCGTCCACGTCTGCGTCAGCTCGCACTCCGAGACCGTGGCGGTGAAGGCAGCCGGTATCGGAGGTGTCGACGATGGCGGCACGACGACCGGCGGGTCGCCGGAGATGATGGCGCCGGCCGACGAGGCGAGGTCGCTGTACATTTCCAGTTCGTAGGCGGTGGTCTTGCGAACCGTGACGACCTCGACGACCACCTTCTCACCAGCAGCGTGCTGCCAGCCGACACCCTCGTTGTTGTCGCTGAACGTGAGCTGTCCCGGCAGTTTGTCGCCCACCAGCTTCTTCTGCGCCCGGCCCGTCCGGTTGGGGAAGCTAATCCACACCCGGTACACGTCCCACGGGAAGCCGCCGGCCGTCGGTGCCAACCACGAGCCGTTGATGACGACGTTGTCCGAGACCTCGGTCATGGTGACGCGTACGGTGCGTGGCGGGTTCGGTTCCCGCGGCCACGCTTCCTTCCACACGCCGGCCTTCTTGACGTAGACCTTCTTGGCCGGCTTCCACGTCGTACCGACCTTGATGTACGGCTGTCTCGTCGGCTTGAAGACACCGGCCTTGCGAACGGTGACCGCCATCAGTACATCACATAGAGGTCGTCGTCAGCTCCGAGGCCGGTAGCAGGAACGGCCGTGCCGTTGTAGACCACCGGATAGATCTTCTTCCAGGTGTTGGCGGCGCGGTAGTAGATCTCGTAGGGGGCCGACGTGGTGACCACGAACATCCCGTTCTCCAACGGGGCGATGCTCTGCGGCTCGGTGGTAGCGACAGCGATCGAGGGCAGGCGCAGCACGAGCCGCGGTTCGAGCGCCTTGACGATCTCGTAGAAGTGGGTGTGGGCTGCGGGGATCTGCGCCGAGTCGGGGATGACGTTCGGCGACTTGATCTGCTCGCGGAAGGACGGCAGGAAGCCCATGGTCTGAGGCTAGTTCAGGCCGATGAACCGGCGAGGGTGAAGGCACCCAGCGTGTACTGGCCTGATCCGTTGAAGATCTGATCGCCGGCCCCGATCGGGTAGTACCCGTAGAAGGCGCCGGCAGCGCTCGAACTCCAAAACCCGACCGCCTTGACCGGCCCGCCTGGTACTCCGCCCGTGAAGCCGATCGAGGCACTGACGAGATCACCGTTGACCGGCGCCGCCCATGCTGACGACTGACGTGGTGCCGTCGTCTCGTTGTTGCCGGCACCGTTGGGGATGTCCTTGTGCAGCGAGACCCACAGCATCGCCGAGCGCATGGCGTTGGCCCCGATGTTGAGCACGGTGTCGTTGAGTGGCATGGGTTACTCCTTAGGGCCAGGCTCGGTCGGCGCCGACGTACACGGCGAACACTTCCTCGTCACCGAGGTAGATGGCATCGGCATTGTTGAGTATGACCACACCTGTTCTCGATCGGAAGTCGGTGCAGGTGATCTTGGCGACGACGAGCACGGCCAAGAACACCACTGCGTGCATCGCAGCTTGGGATGTCACCGTCGATGTCACCCCAACCGGCAGGTCGAGCTGTCGGTAGCTCGACCGGTAGGTGGCGTTGACAGTCGAGCTGATGCCGACCGGCATCGCCAGCTCGTGCCGGCCCACCGAGTCGATCGACAGTGCCACGGTGGCTGTAGCGGTGATGCTGACTGGGTGGTCTTCGTAGTCGGCTTGGCTGACGGCATCGAACGTGGCAACGATCGGCAGACTGACCGGGTCGTAGAGGTGCAGGCGGTCGGTGATCGCCGTCGCCGCCGCCACCGCGATGGAGCGCTGTGTCTCGTAGGTGCGACGGAAATCGGTGACGGTGGTTGCCACCGCTGCGGTCACACCGAGGACGTGATGGTGGTCCGCCTGATCGACCGGCAGCGTGGTCGTGCCGGTGATGAGGATCGAGCGCTGCGTCTCGTCGTAGTGACCGGGCGCCCCATGGAGGTCGGTCACGTTGACGAAGCAGACAATCGACAGCGTGACCGGATGCTCTTCGAGATCGGCCTGGTCGACCGGCAACGTCGTTGCAGCGGTGGCGGTGATCGAGAGGTTCAGCTCTCGTGCCTTGAAGGAGCTGGCGACAGTGGTCGTCGCAGTGATGGGGACGGAAAGCGCCGGCTCGTGGAGGTCGGCCTGCTCCACCATCGTGGTGGTGGCACCGATGGGGATCGGACGGTTGATCTCGGAGAAGTTGCCGAGGTGCGAGAAGGCGTCGGTGATGGTGACCGTGGTGACGATCGGCAACGGGAGCAACGGCTCCTTGTTGTCGACCTGCTCGGTGACCGCGACCGCCCCGACGATCGGCAGCGACACGCCGATCTCTTTGCGATGGATCAGATCCGTGACCGCTACCGCCGCCGCCACTGGGATCGAGAGACCGACCTCCTTCCGGTGGATGAGGTCGGTAGCTGTGGTCGTTCCCGTCGCCGGGATCGAGAGTGCAAGTTCCTTGTTGCCCTGCCTGTCGACCGCGGTGGTCGCAGCGGTGATCGGAACGGCAAGAGTCAGTTCCTTGGTCCCCCGTTTGTCGGTCGCCGTAGTGACACCGACGATCGGCAGGCTGACCGGGTGGTCCTCGTAGTCGGCCTGGTCGACGGCCAACGTCGTTGTGGCGCCGATGGCGATCAGCAGGTTGAGGTCGGAGAAGTTGCCGGCGTGACCGAAGGCGTCGGCCACGGTGACCGTGGCGACGACCGGCACCGAGAGCGCCAACTCCTTGTTGTTGAGTCGGTCGGTTGGGGCAGTCGCACCGACGATCGGTAGCGAGAGACCTATCTCCTTGCGGTGGATCAGCTCGGTGGTGGTGAGCGTCCCCGTGCTTGGAATCGACAGCGCCAGCTCTTTGTTGTTGAGGCGATCAGTGACGGTGACCGCCCCGTCGATCGTGATCGAGCGCCCGGTCTCGTTGTACCCCGCACTGCCGACGTGGTAGGTGTCGACCACCGTGACCGCTGCTGTCGCAGGGATCGAGAGCGCCAACTCCTTGCGGTGGATGATGTCGGCCGGCGTAACTGTGGTGGTGCCAACGATCGGGAGAGACAACCCAAGCTCTTTGTTGCCACTGCGATCGGTCGCCGTTGTCGTCCCTGCGATCGGAACCGACAGCGCCAACTCCTTGCGGCCGGCCTTCTCGGTCGGCACGGTGGTCGTCGCCGTAATGGTGATCGAGCGACCGGTCTCGTTGTAGTTGGCCCCAGCGGGGCCAGCCGGCGCAGCGAGCGGCCCGAAGGCCATCGAGATGTGTGTCGTCTGGCCGCTTCCCGGCTGACTGGGGTTGAGGTAGAGAGCCATCAGACCGGGATCCTCGGATACATCACAGGCGTCTGGATGAGGAGGCGGATGTTCACGGTCGGCGTGACCGTGTAGGTCATCTGCGTCGGCGCCCCGTTGTAGAGCACCCGGAAGCGGAGCACGTCACCATTGCCGAACTGGGCGGCGAGGAGCTTCACGGAGTAGACGACCTCGGTGAAGTTGTTAGCCGACCAGCCCATGTCGTCAGCAAGTCCGTCCTCGCTGAGCTTCCCGGCGACGAACGTGCCGGTGCCCCCGGTCAGTCGGTTCGTCGTCGCAGCGGCGTCAGTCAAGGACGGTGCGTTGTAGCCGATGACCGCTCCGGTGCCGACGTTCGTCCATGACCCGGAGGCGTTGCGCTCCCACTGCAATTGGAAGTCGTCGGTGGCCGCGACGGCGATCGCCGTCGTGGACTGCAAGCGGATACGAACACAGCCGAAGCCGTCGCCGTTGGCGAGGTTGCCAATGACGGCGGTGTCCTGCGCTGCGAGAGCAGCGGCACCGGACTCGGTACCGGCATCATCGAAGAACTGGTAGGCAGCCTGGGTGACACTGGCCTGCGGCGGGGTGTAGTCGACGGTGACATCGACGTAGTCGATGGACGCGATGCCGCTCTGCGTGTTGCCACCGTGGAAGCAGTTGACCCGGATCTTGAAGTTGGCGGAACGTAGCTGTGTAGCGGTGACGACAAACGTGGTCGAGTCGTTGCGGGCCGCGGTAGCCATCGTGCAGGAGAACGGGCTGCCGATCGGAGACGCACCGTCCCACGGCTGAATCGTGATCCCGGAGATGCGGGTGACGTTGTTCTCGAAGTGGCGGAGGTTGACCGTCACCGAGTTGATCGTGTCGCTGGCCCCGATCGTCGCAGAGAAGTTGTGGCCAGAGATGTCGATGGCACCAGTGGCTCCGTTCGTGGCATTCGTCCACGTCGCGTAGGTCGCTGGGTTGGAGCCGACCGCACCATCAACGGCGTTGGTCAGCGATGCCCAAGTGACAGCCCCAGTGGTGGTCGGTGTCCCCGATCCACGGGAGGCGACGGTCGCCATTACTCATCCCAGCCGAAGTACACCTCTAGGATCTGGCCGGTACCGACCGGGACGAGGCCGATGCCTGCGGTGGCGCCGACGTCGCCCCATATCCCGTCGCCTCCGAAGCCGAGGATCACCGCTGATGCGTCAGCCGCACCCAGGCGGAAGCGAGGCCCGACGTCCGACACGATCGTCACTGCACCGGTATATCCCGCTCGGGTGATGCACTCAGCCGCCGGCACGCCGGAAGGTGCCCGCACCGTCTGTGCCGCTCCCGCTGTGCCGCCTGTGAACGTGACCAGTCGGAACGTGCAGGCGGTCGCCGTCGTGTTCCACACGGCGACCTCACGCAACGTGGGGGCAACCGTCGCAGTCGACAGGATGGAGAAGCACGGCAGCGTCGCAGTGCCGGCGATCGTTGCCGTCATACCTGAGTAGTAGCGGGCCATGGTTGTCTCCTCAGATCAAAGTTACTGTCGAGCGGGTCGGGGTGAGGAACATGGTCGGCGCTGCGGGTGCGCTGACGAGGCCAGCAGCGAAGTTGTCCATCAGCGCCCCCGACGAAGCGTTCATCCCGACGTAGTTGCCGGTGGTGATCGTGGAGTCGGTCGTCGTGCCGATCACTGCCCCGTCGAGTTTCAGGGTGAGTACGTTGCCGAGGGCTTCGAGTCGCAGGCGACCCGACAGCGCGTGCCCGGTCCCGAAGTCGCCGCCAGGAACGGCGCTGAATGAGCCGTTGACGGTCTTGGCGATGTGGGCCTGCCCGCCGGATGGAGCCGCGGGAGGGTCGATGTAGCCGAGGTAGCCGGTTTCGGTGTTCGTCGCGGAGGGACGGCGAAGGTTTATGACGCAGTACGCCCCGCCGCTGCGGTCGAAGTCGGCTTCGACGTAGTGATCCGGGGTGCCAAGCGAAGTGGCGAACGTGACGTAGTCGGAACCGGCCCCCACCCGGTTCGCCTTGTTCGAGGCGATCTGCCAACCATCGCCGGACCAGTCGGAGTAGACGCCGTTGAGGCCGACGCCACCCGAGAAGGTGGTTGTCGTGTCGACCCGGTTGAAGTCGTCGGTGAACAGCCCGGATGGGACGATCGGGTTGACGTAGACGATCGGTGGCCCGTAGGTGTCGAGTGTCGG